TCAGACTCATCACGCCCACAAACATCAGCACACCTGCTAATGCTAGAACTATTACGTGGTACATTCTATCTGCTTTACTTGCTACTTGTTTCTTAGTCATAATATTTATCCTGTTTATTTATTGACCTTGCTAGTATAGCACGTGGTTGTGATAGTGTCAATAGTCTTTATGCTTAGTCACGGGTACATACAACCGCCCTTTCCCCTTGAACCCTGGGAGGTGTGTGGTTGATGAAAGTCTTTGCTTCTAGGAGGGACAAGGGACCAGGTTGTAGTTGCGGTTGTTGTGCCAGAGCCTGGGTTTATGTCTACCCTAGAATACGTCTTTGTTACAGTAGAGATCGTACAACTCTAGACATTTATATGTTGACAAAGATCTTTGTGTACGCTATATGTAGTAGTAACTACAAAACGGAGCGCACCCCAAAAGGGGTGTTTTTCTTTGTCAGGCTATTTGTTTTTACTACAAAACGAAATAGTTAAGCAGATCATAACAAAAAACCGCTAGTCTTGCAACTAACGGCTCTTTGGCTCTGTTAACAACGCTTAGTAGCTAGGAGTGCCACTCGACCATACTGTTAGTGATGTGTTGTCTCTAAAGTTAGGAGTAAACACACCTGACTGATCAGTGCTACCAACTAACTGAACTGTGTTACCCAGTCCACCTAGACCAACTTCATTAGTTTGATTCACTCCACCAACAGGCACACCGTTCGGGAATAAACCACTAGATTTATTTACTTGACCACTAACTGTCAATCCGCCACTCGCAACTGCTTTGTCTACATCAACTGCTGGCGCATCTAGGCTTGTAAGCCACGCAGGCTGTTTCTGAGCGCTTTCAGCATTAATCTGGCTAGTCATTCTGGTTAGACCATAAAACACGACTACAGCGAGTATTAAGCCTATTCCTAAACCCCACAACATAACCTGGATTATGTCATCTTCGTATGTCTTAATTCTATCCTTCATATTGTATCTCTATCTTTCTGACCATTGGTCCATTAGTTATAAATAAATCGCTCCACCTACCTAACTTCATCTCACACTTCGCACAATAGATGTTCTCTTCATCTCCATTTATAAAGCCCAACTCTGGACTATCACACTCACAATTAATCATTAGAACGCCGATCCGAGCACCATTCCTATAAATAGGCTTAGCGCCACTATTATTACTAATTCCTTAAATGATTCCATTTGAATCTCCTGTTTATTTTATTGGGGGCATGTCAGGAGTTGCACCTGACTATCAGCCACTCGCAAGCCCAAGGTGATTCACAGAGTAGTGGAGATCTAACTACCAAGCGTGGGACGCTCTACTCTGCTACTAACCCTTACGAGATCTTTAATGTACGAGTGGATAATCCTGTTTATCTCACTAACCCTAGGATAGCACATGGTTAATACCTGTGTCAATAACCTTGTGCAACAAAATAGCAATAGTTTTCCACAGAATCCCGACATTATGTCGCAATACTATTGATTAACAGGGGTCGCGCAACATACTGTATAATAAGAATATGACTGACAAGACAACTCGCGCAACTAAAAGAACTTATAAGAAAACCGAACTAACCCCAGCTAAGAAGAAGTTCGCAGAGGTCTACGCAAAGACTGACAATGCCTCCGAAGCTGTGAGACAAGCCTTCGAATCCGCGCCACTTATGTCTCAAGGATCTATATCAGTAAAGGCAACTAGGCTGTTAAGAAATGATAGTGTGAGTCAGGAAATCGCCAACCAGAAGATAAAGATGGAAAAACTCGCTACTAAAGCTGTAGAAGTGATAGGTAATACACTACTGACTGATGATGAGAGGTTAGCATACGATGCTGGTAGGTGGGTATACGAGCAAACTCACGGCAAAGCAACGCAGAGAACAGAGAGTATCTCGGCTAAATACATAGAGCACGTAACAGAGAAGAAACAGGTGTACAACCTGTAGCCACCAGTTAACAGAGGGGAGTAACGTCGCACAAGATACATTGTACGACATAGGCCACGACGTAACAGAGGTAGAGCACGGTGTTATATACGTGTATATACACAGACTGTAACAGTGGTAAAAGTACCCCCTAGGGGCATAAGTCGTTAGGTACCATCTATGTATAAAAAATGTACATGATCTAGGCAGTTTAAGAAGATACCCATATTCTACCTCTGTTACATACCCCCTATAGCCGTATATCGATTACCTCCCCCACTTGTATATACATTGACGCGTTGTATATACACCCGTATTGTATATACATGCCCAAGAAATACCTTTTGTATATACACGACGAACGCTTCGCGTTGGAGGAAGAGAAGAGCGGACTAGTTAATCGCTTACTGGAGCATTTCTACTCAGCTAAAGGATTGCCCGTAGAGCCCCAAACAATAAAGCTTAGCATCCCTGGGGTTCAAAAAGGCGCTGACGGGATTAGGCCCAAGCAGGGGAAGATGTGCAAACACGGACAGCGTGGAGCCTGTAGAGTCCCTAAGTGCGAGAATCATATAGACAGCTATTAGTTGGCAGGGTGTAGAATTGAGTTAGAAGGAACTTCTCAGTAATGGACACAGACATCAAAAGACCAGACCCGTTGCCCGACCGTAAGACGGAGCTTATGGGTGCCAGAGAGACTATCGTCAGTATGTACCTGTTCCGCTTCTTCCAAGCTTTCAACGCTGAGATGGAGATGGCGTATAAGGATATGCAAACAGCCGACGAGTTAAACCACGCCCTAGATGTCCTGAATAACATCTACTCAGAAAGAATCATAAAAGCCTTGTATAAGTGATATAATATCCATAAAGAAAGGAAAACAAAATGTCACACCCACTAATTTCACATGAAAACCAAGTCAGCGTAATCGACGCTAAAGCTAAGAGCCCCAATTCTACCAACCTAGCTCCAAAGAGTTCAGCCCCCAATCAGGGTAGAGGTAAGGGAATAGAGCGCAGTGTCTCTATCAAGCCTTTGTCGAAGAATACTAACTCACCCTCTCAGAAAAACTGATGATCGGCCAACTAGTTCGTCCAGATAACCTCTGCGCCTGGCTAAGAGTTAACGCAGCCGCTTCCTTAACTGCTACAGGCGGGGACTACAAGCAGGCCTGGAGGCATTACCTGGCAGCTAACTCTGGGGTGGGTACCACTACCAACGAACTGGAGTGGACATATCTGAACGCTCAGGCTGCCGCAGGGGTCTCCATAGAAGAAAAATGGAATTCTTTCCTCAACCCCCTACAATCAGGGTCAAGTATCACCGAGAAAGCAAGGAAACGCTACCAATAGAACCAAAACTTAATGTTAATGAAATGAGTTATAATGAAAAACTGGGACGGGTATAAACGAGCGATAGAGGATAACCTCCTCATCGTTGACAAGAACCAAAAGGAAGTGCCCTTCATCCTGAATAAGGCGCAGGCACACTTTCTCGAAAACGCGACTGACCGCAACATTATATTGAAAGCTAGAAAGATGGGCTTTAGCTCCGTCCTTTTAGCTATCGCTGTAATCAAGTTTATCTTCGGAGAGAATGAGCGTTGCGTCAGTATGTCCTTTGACCAGGGAGCTTCAGGCAAACAACTCGAACGAGCCAAGAGGCTTCTCAACGCCTACCAGCGGCTGAATAAGATAGACTTCAAGTTCAAATACAACTCCAAGTACGAGATGGTCCTAGACGTCAAGAGGGAAGATGGCTCTACTTATACGAACACGTTGAGAGTCGGTACGGCTAAATCCACAGGCTTCGGTCGTGGTGACGATATTACCTTTCTCCACTTAACGGAGGTTTCTCTAGCTGACCACCTAGACGAGCTCTTAGCTGGAGTCGGGGAGGCGGTTGTCAATAACGCCATGATCACCATGGAAACAACTGCCAACGGCTATAACGAGTTTAAAACCTTCTGGGATGAAGCAAGTAGTGGGCACAGAAACTATTCAGCCCTCTTCTACGCCCCTACCTGGGAATATTCAAAAGAATACTTAGCTCAAAAGAAGCAAGAACTTGGTAGGTTGTACGTCCAGGAATACCCAGGTACGGCCGAGGAAGCTTTCCTCACTAGTGGCGATTCATTCTTTGACAAGGAGGCACTGAGATTCTACTTAGAAAATGCCTGGGAGCCCAAACATGCTTAGATCCTACCGACCGTTTGAGAGGGGCGAGTTTGTCCTGATCTTCGCTGATACCAGCTGGGGTGGAGGAGACTACTGCGCAGCACAATTCCTATCAGCACAGCACCTAGACGTACCGCTGGTCTACCACTCCAAGAACATCGCCACCGAGATGACACCCATACTCCATCAGGAAGCAGAGCGTATAGGAGAGTTGACTGGTGTCCAGCCCGTAGTGTGTATAGAGAGAAACAACGGAGGCGTGGCAGAAATAGAGCGAATGGCCAAACTGAATAGATATAATAAATATAGAATTTATAAGGAGAAGAAGAATATGGGACTCAAGTATTCCTTAGCAGACTCGCCTAAACTAGGCTGGACCACCTCCACGGCAACCCGCCCTATTATGCTGTCTATGTTAAAAGACGCCATCGACAATAAGCTGATTAGGCTATACGACAAACCCACCATCACGGAGCTGTTCTCTTTCGTACAAGTTCAGACGTCCAGCGCCTGGAAAGCCCAGGCCGAGAGCGGAGCCCACGACGACCTAGTGATGTCTTTAGCGGGGGCATGGCAGATGTACCAGACGGAAAGACCCGCCAACATAAATAGACGACCGAAGAAGCAGAAACGTTACGATAAAATAACAGGGAGGGTAATATCATGACTATCCAGCAGCTCAGGAATATCGTTGCTAGAAACTGGCATAAATGTAAAACACCAGCACCAGTGCGCGCTGAGTGGAAAGGGTACTTAGATTACCTAGAAGAACTAGACAATCGACTTAAAAAAGTGGAAGAGGGGATGAAATGAAGATAATAGAAGAAGACCAAATACCTGGTGTTATCTACTGGGTAAGACATTGGGGCAAGTGGTATTGGGTTACTGGTACGGGTCAGTTCGTAAGAGTGGGTGGAGCTTTTAAGAAAGCTATTCAGCTCGGAGAAGGCGATGAGTGACCTAAACCCATACCAAACATCAGATACCCCGTTTGCAGCATTCTTGCGCTACCACGCTCACGAGATTATCTCAACCCAACAAGACAAAGCTGACCGCAGGAGAACGATATTTATATTCGTGGAGCAACCCAACACGCAGGAACTAGAAGACCTCTATTACAACAACAAAGCCGAGATAGAACCGAGAGTTTATTATAAGTGCCTTAAGGAAGTGTTTAGGAGACTCAATGGAAGATAAGAAATTAGGTCTATATATTATATGTAAGGGGACCAAGGATGAGCGCCAGAGCCTCACAGAGCTCTTATCACAGGCTTCCGCCCACGTAGACCACATATACCTAACTTGCACCCGTAAAGAGGCTCTAGTAGCCTGTAAAAAGCTAGCAAAGAACTATGGTAATGTCACTGTTAGTTTCTTCAAGTGGACCAATAGGTTCGATGAGGCACGAAATTTTAATTTTAGTCAGGGCGATACCGACTATAAGATGTGGATTGATGTCGGCGATGTGTTCCAGTTCAGCAGAATCCACGAGATAAGAAAGGCGCTGGAGACCTCGGACTGTGTTTGGCTCCCCTACCACTATGCCTGGAACGAGCACGGCCAATTAATTGCTACTCACTGGCGAGAACGAGTTGTTAAGAAGGAACTCCCGTTCAAGTGGAGAGGCTGGGTGCACGAGAACCTACTCAACGACGAGCCGTTTAGCTCTAAGAGACTAGACATCCCCGTGATTCACAAAGACTACGACAAGGACGCCAGCGCAACACGCAACCACGAGATCCTACTAGAAGCTTATAAAGAAACTAGAGACCCTAGATACATCCATTACCTGGGGTTGAGTTACTACTCTCAAGAAAACTGGCAGGATGCGCTAGATATTTTGAAAGAATACGTTACGGTAGGTGGATGGGATGAGGAAATCTACCGATCTTTGCTGAGAATGAGCGAATGTTGCAAGCAACTTGGGGGCGACGAGGATGCCACTCAGTATGCTTTGAGGGCAGCAGGCTTAATGCCCCACTATCCGTGGGCCTACTACAATTTAGCTGAACTGGACTTCCAGAAAGACGCCTGGAGAGAGTGTTTAGAGTGGCTAAAGGTAGCTTTTAGCAAACCAGAGCCCGAGACGGCCGCCATATTCGACCCGACCCTCCCAGAAAAAGCCAAGATAATGGCTGCCACCTGTGAATTTATGATGGGTAATGCTATAACAGCTGAGAAAGTCCTAGAACAGGTACGGGGCGAAGACATATCAGACCTCGCGCCTATCTATTCTTCTATCGCAGATCAGGAGAGACTAGCAGAAATACTCCCCTTCGTGGCTAAGTACTACGATAACAAGGCTTTTCTGTGGAGAGATCTCCCAGAAACTATGAAGTATGACAATAGGTTCCGAAAGATCAGGGAATCCTTCACCGAACCTAAGACTTGGGATAAGAAAACCGTTGTATTCTTCTGTGGGAAGAGCTTT